TGGCGCAACGTCCAGCGCAAGGCCGCAGATCATGACCGCATGAAGCGCGCCATGTCCGAGGCCATGAACGCCGCGCAAAAGACAAGCAGCCGCAAGGCATACACAAGGGCACCGGAAATCGTGTTGCCCCCATTCGCAGGAGGATCGAATGCAGCCTGAATACCAAGGCCAGAATTGGGCCGTCTACCTCGCCGACACGGTGGAGGTCATGCACGCAATGCCAGAGGGGACAATCGACTGCGCGATTTTCTCGCCGCCGTTCTCTGACCTATTCGTCTATTCGGACAGCGAGCGGGACATGGGCAACTGCGGCTCGCATGACGAGTTCATGCGGCACTATCGCTATTTCGCGGAAGGGCTGTTCAAGGCCATGAAGCCGGGCCGGATCGTGTGCGTTCACTGCACTGATCTGCCGTCGCGCAAGGGCCGGGACGGGTTCATCGGGCTTCACGACTTTTCCGGCGACTTGATCCATGCACATCAGGCGGCGGGCTTTGTCTATCACGCCCGCTGCACGATCTGGAAAGACCCCGTGGTCGAGATGCAGCGCACGAAGGCGCTGGGCTTGCTCTACAAGCAGCTCAAGAAAGACAGCGCCATGAGCCGGGTCGGAATGCCCGACTATATGCTTTTCTTCCGCAAGGATGAGCCGAACCCTCAGCCGATCACACACGAGCCCGCCGATTTGCCTGTCGAGATGTGGCAGGAGCTTGCCTCGCCGGTGTGGATGACGGTCCGCCAAGGGCACGTCTTGAATGGGCGGCAGGCGCGCGGGCAAGAGGATGAGCGGCACATCTGCCCGCTGCAACTGGATGTGATTGAGCGGTGCCTGACGCTCTACAGCAATCCGGGTGATCTGGTGCTGGACCCATTCAATGGCATTGGGTCCACCGGCTATCAAGCGATCAAGATGGGGCGCAGGTATCTTGGGGTGGAGTTGAAGCCCGAGTATGCCGCGCAGGCCGCGCGCTTTCTGTCAGAGGCTGAGGCATCGCAGGATACGCTGTTTTCCACGGTGGCGGCCGAGTAGTCGCCGTGGAACCCGTCGCGCCCATTCTCGGCACCGTCAGCCGCGACGGCGACCAGGTGGTGATCCGCCTGCACCGCGACCGCGCCCATGACCTGCGCGTGGCCCTCGCCGCCTGCCCCTGCACCGCCACCAAGTCGACCGAAGGGCAGGCCCTGCGCGAGGCGCTGGCGCAGGCAATCGGGAAGGCCACGCGATGAGTGGCCGTGGGATGGACTGGTACAAGCGCGACCCCGTGGACTTCCTGAACGGGGTGCAGGGCATGTCGCCCGAGTTGATCGGCACCTACGCCGTTCTGATCGACCTGTTCTATTCCCGCGGCGGCGGAACACGTCGCGACGACCGGCACCTTGCGGGCCTGATGGGGTGCAGCGTGAGGCTTGCGCGGTCGCTGACAGACCGGCTTATCGAGCTTGGCAAGATCGAGGTTGACGGCGAGTTCATCACCAATTCGCGCGCAAAAAGAGAGGCGAAACAAGCGCGAAACACTGGTGAAGCGCGCGCGAAAGCACAGCGAACCCGTCGCGAACGGGAGTCGATCGATAGGGAAAACAATGGCTTGCCAGACAAGCATATCCCGCTTGAAGCCATCCCAGAGAAGAGAAGAGAAGAGAAGAGTATAAGAGAGGAACCTAAAGGTTCCTTGTCGCCCGCGGTCGACGAGATCGCCGAGGCGGTCCAGGCCTACAACGACGTCGCGAAGGTGGTCGGCTGGCCCATCGTCCAGATCGTCAGCAAGGCACGACGCGCCGCCCTCAAGGCCCGCCTCGCCGAATGCGCCGGCGTCCCCGGCTGGCGCGACGCCCTCGCCAAGGCCCGAGCTTCCCCCCTGCTGACAGGCCAGAACGACCGCGGTTGGCGCGCGGACTTCGACTTCCTCACCCGGCAATCCGCATTCGCAAAGCTCATGGAAGGCAGCTATGACCCACGCCCTCGCCCCCCATCAGGACCTGCCCCGCGACCCGGCAACCGGGCTGACCCTGCCCTTGAGCAAATCGCTCGCCTCGCAGGACTTGGCCCGTCACAGGGCACTGGTCGCGCTTGAGCTTGAGGTCATGGCGAAGAAGCTGGACCGCTTCGGATGGGAACGCGACCGCGGATCGGCCGCCCATGACCGCCTGCTGATCGACTGGATGGACGCCCTGCAGGACTACCCGCTGGACGAAATCCAGGCCGCGTGCCGGGCAGCGATCATCGCCAACCCGAACCGGACGCCGAACGAAGGGCACATCGTCCACGAGATCACCATCGCCCGGCGCGAAGCCGCGCTGCGGCACCAGGCGACGGCTTGGCGACACTCGCCGCGGGTCGACCAACCGCGCGAACGGGTGACGCGCGAACAGGCCGAGGCGATCCTGCTGGCGGCCGGGTTCAGCGTGAAGCGCATGCCGCAGGTGTTGGAATGATGCTGACGCATCCGGGTTTCTCGCCAATCCATCATGTGCAGGCCGAAAAGCGACACGAAATGTCGCAATTCGTCCTTGTTCTGACCGTCGTCGACGAACTGCGCGCTAGGCATTCCGACCTGCTGGCCGAGCGTCGCCGCCTTGCGCTGCGCTGCGACACCCGAGCCCTGCGCGACGCAGACCGGCGGTTGCGGGATCTGACGACGCTGATCCTGGCAGAGGAGGCCGGGCTATGACCTACGCCCGGTCCCGCATCTACGCGCTGGGCGAGCCGCCGCGGCCGACGCCAGCGCAGCGCGCGGCAGTCATGGCAGAGCTTCGCCGAAGGGCATGGCGCGAGCTTGGGCTGGCGATCCTGGACCCGGCCGAGATCGCCGACGACTGGCTGCGGCAGGCGGTCCGGAACGAGGCGCAGCGGCAGTTCGGGGGTGGCAGATGACCAAGCGCATGACGAAGGCCCAGAAGGCCGCGCTGTCCAATCAGCGCCGCAGCGCGAAGCCGGTCAGCCTCGCTGCCACGCCGACCGAATGGGATCGCGGCCCGCGGACGATGGCGCAGGACGTGCGCAAGGTGATCGAGCCCGTCATGGAATGGGACGAAGCCAAGCAGAAGGAAGTCCCGAACCCGAACGGCGTGAAGCGCGCCCGGCGGATCGACCTGGTGGAGTACTATTTCCGGCAGGACCGGATCGACGCGCGCCAGATGGCTGCCGGAAAGGCGCTGGCAGCCGCATGGGAGGCGACGCAGCGCAGCCCCGAGGCGATCAAGAAGGTGCAGGTCGACAGTACGCCCGACCACGGCGCCATCGCCGCGATGCAGGTCGACCGGATCGGCCGCTTCCATGCCGTGCGCAAGCTGATCCCCGAAACAGACTGGCCGGTGCTGGAATCGGTCTGCATTCGCAACGCATCGGTCGCCCAGGTCGGCTACAAGGGGCCGCGGTTCTACGTTGGGCTGACCCTGATGTGCGACGCGCTGAACAGGCTGGCAGACCGCTTGGGGTTGTAGCCCGCTTGACCGTAAACGCTAACTGTGCCATCTCGGCATTGTCGAAGGGGTGCGCCATGCGCGCCCCTTTCGCGTTTCCGGGGGTCTGACATGAAGCGCAAGCCGAAGGGCAAGGGCAAAGGCGGCGGCTACTCGCACCGATAGATGTGCGTGATGTAGGCCTGCTGCCCGTCGTCGCGGAACCCTATCCAGCGCGCGTTCGGGCACACTTCGCGGGCGCTGCGGTCCAGCCCCGGCGTGGACGCGAAGTTGCCGTCCCACGGGAATGCAGCCTGCAACTCGACAGACTGGCCGTTGAACGATGTGACGATGCCGCCTGCCTGCGGATCGACCGCGCAACCGGCCAGAGCGAACGGAATGACGGCAAGGTAGCGGCGCACGGCAAGCTCCTGGGCTGAAGGAAAGAACCCGCCACAGATGGCCGACACATCGCACACGGGCAAGGACGCTCGCGGACATTTCACGGTCGGGAACCGCATCTGGGAACTGCGCACGGACCCCGGCCGCAACCCGATCTTCGCGACCGCCGACGAACTGCGCGCCGCGTGCATCGCCTATTTCGAATGGGTCGACGCCCAGCCGCTGCAGGAGGTCCAGGCCTTCGCGACCCGGAACGGCGTCGAGACGTACACGCTGCCCAAGATGCACGCGATGACCATCCGCGGCATGTGCCTGCACATCGGGGTCAGCCATCGCCGCTGGAACGAATGGCGCACGGACCGGCCCGACCTGCGCGACGTCATGGAATGGGCCGAGGACGTGATCTGGCAGCAGAAGTTT